AAATTTGCCGTTTTTGCTAGAAATAGCAATTATGATAACAGCGGAATTAAGCAAGAAAGGTGAGACTCCCAACTTGAACCGAAGGCTATACATAACAATATAGTCAGGGGCAACGCATAGATATTGAAATTAAATAAGAAAGTCCTTCAACAGGTGTAGAAGTCAGAAACAGACCTGGTCCCTAGTGAAAGCCAGGTTGAATAAAGGTTCGAGTCCTTTATTTCTTATTTAAAATATAATATATCCAAGAGGCCGCTGCATCTAAGCATTAAGTTGTAGATGAAAACGTATGCTGAGCTTGCACGAAAATGAAGTGTAAGAACTGTGGGATAAAAAGCCTACAGGGTAACACAACTGAAATCAAGAGCAATTTTGAATCTTGATCCAGAAAGCACGGTTATTCTTCGTCCTAATTCAAAAGATTTGCCTTTCCCTGGCGGAAGAAAAAAATATAACAAAGAAAAGGGAAATTTATTTACAGTGAGCAATCTAGATGATCTAGGAATGTACATTGAAAAAATAAATGGTGGCAAAAAAATTAAAACAATAGTGGTTGAGGATTTTTCTCACCTATTAGGTCAAAGAGTTCTTGCAGATATGCATCTCAAAGGATTTGATAAATGGAATAAATTAGCATTTGATGCTTTTCATTCTGTTATTGGTATAGAGAAAGATTTAAGAGAAGATTTATATATTGTTCTTATTGCACATACTGAAATAATGATGAATGATGATGGTGAAAAAGAAACCTTCATGATAACCCCAGGAAAATTATTAGATAGACTAATAAAAATTCCTAGTTATTTCACATACATATTACATACAAATGTTGTAATGAGAGATGAGAAAATAAATTATTCTTTTTTAACAAACCAAGATGGTTCTGGGAGAGAAGCTAAAAGCCCAGAAGGTTGTCTCGAACTTTTAGAAGACAACGATTACGCACATATTATAAGCAAAATTGAAGCTTATCAAAATAGTGCATAAATTTTAAATAATATATAATGAGTAAAACATTCGGATTTGGAGATGTAGAAGATATTAAAGGTAGAATCGAGCCTGGTATTGAAGAGGTAGAGTTTACTGGAGTAATTGATGGGAAAAATGATAATGACAAAGACTTCCTTTCATTTGGAACGATTTCATTAGATGGAAATAGAGAGCATACCGAAAGGTTTTATTTTACAACTGAAAAGGGAGAAAAAATCTCTTTACAAAGAATAAGATCAATAATTAAAGAGCTATTAGGAGAAGAAAAAGCAAAGGGTAATTATACAGTTGCAGAATTAAACGCAATGCTTACTGGCAAAAAAGCTAGAATAAAATTTGTTGGTGAGGAATATGAATATAATAATGAGTTAAGAGTTAAGACTCAATTTGGATTTTCAGGATTTATTGAAAAACTTGAAACAAATCCATCAAAGCTTACATTTAATCCACAGAAGGATATTAAACGATTACCTATTGCTCCAAGTAATAGGGCTCAACCTTCATCGGCCAATAATGTAACTGATGAATTATTCTAAAATACGAGATGGAATAATTGATTCATTAACAAAAAAAATGTTGAGGACATCCTTATGGGGTGTCCTTGATATTACTTTTATGAAAAGGAGGTATGAGATAGCTATAATAGCCGATGAGTTAGCTGATCAAGAATATTTTAAAGAACATGGGTTTACAATTAGACTTATAGATGATTTTAATTTTATTCAAAAAATACCATACTTTAAAGATAATAAGGAATTTATAGAAAAACATAATTTATATTTTCTTGGCAAAGAATCATACCAGGAATATTTATTACATATGTATAAAGAAAGAATTAAAAATGAAAAGAGTATATGATTTTGGAAAAGTTCCAGTTAGTAAAGAAAGTATATTAGAGAAGGTTACTGAGCAACAAATATATGAATTTTATCTAGGTGAATCTATTTTCTTTAATAAGAAATATAAATCACCATATAGAGAAGACAATAATCCATCATTATCATTAATGGTTACAGCCTCTGGTACTATATTATGGAGAGATTGGGGAGACCCATATCGTGATAGAGCTCAGGATATATTTAATTTAGTAATGGCAGTAAAAGACTGTCCATTTTCTCAAGCTTTACAATATATAAATACTGATATGGGATTAGGGTTAAGTGGTGATGATTCACTTACAAATGGATACGCCCCATCAAGAATGATTATTCCGACAAGAAAAGATATTATTGCAGATAATAATGATAAGGTAATAGAGATTGAAAAACAAACATACACTAGAGAAGATAGGAATTATTGGGCAAAATATGGAATTGATTTAGGAACTCTTATTCGTTTTAATGTTTTTTCTGTAAAATATGTATGGCTTGATAAAACTTTAGTAAGGGTATATTCTAGAAATAATCCAGTATATGCGTTTAAATTTAATGATAGATTCGTTAATAAAACTTTTTATAAAATATATTGTCCACTTGCTAATAAAAGAGCAAAATGGCTTACTAATGCGAAAGAAAATATTATCCAGGGGATTGATCAGGTAGAATTTGGTGGCGCTCCATTAATAATAACAAAAAGTCTTAAAGACGTTATAGTGTTATACAAAATGGGGTATAGAGCAATCGCTCCACAATCAGAAAATACATCTATAAGCTCAGAAAAGATAAATAGATATAAAAGTATGTTTGGCAAAGTCATAATATTTTATGACAATGATGAGCCTGGAATAATGGCTGCTGACAAATTTAGCAAAAGAGATAATTTAGACAAAATATTTATTCCTATAGAGTATAAAGTTAAAGATATAAGTGACTATGTTTCTAGATATGGATTATCTGCTGGTAAACAAATAATAAAAACAATGATAACAAATGCATCGTTACATAATAACATATAAAACATTATATGGGGTTGGTATTGTTGTTGTTTGGGCAAGAAGTGAATTTTTAGCAATTAATAAAGCGCTACCTAATAAGATAGGTACCGTGCTTTTTGACATTAAGAGTGTTAGAAAACTATATAATCCATTACACGACCCGAGAACAACAACAACAACATATGAGATATCTTTATTAAAAAATGGTATACATTCTGCTAATAAGTATTATGATATTCCATTTGCTGCATATAATAGGATAGCTCAAATATATGGAGATATACCAATGACAGAAAAACAATTTTATGAAAGATAATGAAAAGTATTTCTACTCATTTGATGTAGAGACTTTTATCGAAAAAATTGAATTATCTAAAAAACGAAGAGCTCAATATTATACTCAAAAAATTAAATTACCAAAGAAATATAGTGGGGATGATTATGATTTTGATAAGAATGGAACACTAATTAATATACATACTGGAGAGAAGGTTATTAAAAATTCTCTTTCAGTTGGTAAGCCTAATATCAAAATGATAACTGGGCAATACTTTTGGACTGGGGCACATCCGCATATTAGAAGAAAAATAAAGAGAGAAATGTCTGATTTTTTCTATAAATATATGAAAGATATGCCAAAAGTTGAAGAAAGTCAATATCCAATTGGCGTAAGGATAGATCTTTACGATAAACAAGATACTGGACAAGATTTGGACAACTTTATATTCTTGTATAGAAAAGTTATACATGATGTTCTTACAGCAAAAGAAATGAAACATGAAGCTATAATCATAGACGATAGCAAAAAGTACATACAAGATATACCGACTAAATTCTATCCAATAAACGATCATAACAATAGAAGATTAAGAATAGAGGTATATAGTATATAAATAACTTATTATGGCAAAAAGAAAACAAAATATTAGAACAGTGGCTTGTAGACAGGATTATAAAGATATAAATTATGAAGGATTAAGAGAAAAATTAATATGGATTACTGCAACAAAAGATACTGTCCCTATTCCTAATATGGATGACAAACACGCGAAAAATTGTTTGTTATTTTTATTTAAAAGTTTAAATTCAGGTGGGTACAGATCAGGTGAGATAAATAATTTAGTAGAAATGTTTTCTATAGAACTTGCTATAAGGGGTATCGATAATCCATTAAATATTTGATTATGAATTACGAAGAAACTGATAAAATTAGAATAATAGAGGTCACCTCATCCCTTAAGAATTATAAAACATTTGATTATCCTGCATATAGAGAAAAAATGATTTGGGATTATGGTTGTATTAATACACCAATATATGAAATGTCAAATAAAGATATAATTGATGTTATAGATCGTGGATATAAAGAAAATCCAAATGGATCAAATCATTGGGGAAGAATAGCTGAATTATTTTCAATAGAATTAGCAGTTAGGGGAATTGATACTCCAATAGAAATATAAATATGACAGATAAAGAATACTTTTCAGATAAAGAATATCTAACAAATACTATGTTAGGGTGGATTTCTGTTGGGCCAAAATATTTTAAGAAACAATTATCCTTAATGGGACTTGATTCTGGTGAAGAATCTTTTTATAAATTTGGTAGTGCTGTACATTGCAGAATACTAGAACCTAAAGAATTTTCAAAGAGATATTTTGTTCTAAAAGCAAAAGCACCAACAAACGCTGTTCAAAAGAAATTTTGTGAGTTATTAACATCACATAATAATAAATCTGATAAATCATTAATAACCGCCTACAAACTATCATACTCAGCCTCTAAAATGACCGATGAGGCTATTTTAAAGGCTTCTAAGGCACTTTATGATGAATACGATGGTTATATATCAGAACAAAGAAAATCAACAGGGAAGATAAGTTTAACGTTATCTGAATATGATAAGATTCTTGCAATAGAAAGAAATATAAAAACAAACAAAAGAGCACAGGAATTATTAAATCCAAAAGATGGGCAAGATCATTTTAATGAGAAAGTAATATTATATAAATTTAAAAATGTTAAGTTTAAAAGTAAGCTTGATAAATTTATAATAGATACTACTAATAAAATAATTACATTAGTTGATCTCAAAACACATTCTTCTAAAAGAGAAGATGTAAGTTTAACTGAATCATTTAAAAAAGCGATAGATAACTATGATTACGATAGGCAATTACATGTATATACAGCTGCATTATTTGGGTTTATAATTGAAAACTACCCAAAAGAGAATCTAGAAGAGTATATATTTAAGCATAAAATTATAGTAGCTAGATCTAATTTTGACAATGATGTTAGAATTTTTGATATTGATAAGACAATACTTGAGAGAGGTGAAGATAAATTTAATAAACTCTTTAAAAAGTATTTATATTATGAAGAAAATGGATATGATAAGGACTTTGACTTAAATGAAGAAGGAGAGGAGTTGATAACGATATGATAGAGAATAACAAATTGATTGCAGAATTTATGGGATGTAAGGTAACTATATTTAAAGGCAAAGAATATATACGATTAATTAATGAGCCTTATGTTTACATGACTAACGGTATGGATGAGCCAGATGATATGCTTTTCCA